TAGATTTCAGCGTTCTCATATATCTGGGCATTGTTCATGACCCTGGCATTACCATATACTTTACTGAAACCACTTACTCTGGCATTGTCTCTAATCGAGGCACTATCATATACCATGGCATCACCATAAACTCTTGAACCAAGGCATACTGTAGCATTACCGAATACGGAAGCACCATCATTGATGATAGAACTACCGCTTACTTGAGCATTTTCAAAAACTCTGGCATATGGACCGACATAGCAAGTATCATCAACCGAAGCTGTGTTGGCCACCCAGCCACCACCACGAGGGTGGCGGTGTGCTGGTACTGGTCCGTTTCCAAAGTCATATTCTTCTACTTCACTAAAGTCATTTTGTAGATCAAATTCAATTTCCATTATTCACCTTATATCTGTAGTGCAATTGCTCTCAAGTCACCAACACGAGGATAAACCGCTGTGTTGTTCTGTGTATTGACAATACCAATCTTGACAGCGAAATACTTATAACCTGTGAACTTAACGCCAGCAGAGTTAGTGTATTCAACCTCACCATTGGTGCCTGTCAAGTTAGCAGTAGCAAAGCCGTATGTATATTCCTTGAAGTCATTTCTGAAAGCAAGTGATGAATAGACATCGCCTGAGGTTCTTGATAGTTCGATCCATGGTGCATTTTCAAATAGTGTGGAATCTTCACGATGTAGGATCTTGATCCAAACCTTAACATCTGTGTTTGGTGGACGATATGCAGTTAGAACTACCTGGATATCTTCTGCGTCCTGACCTTCCGCAAGTGTAACAGTTCTGGAGATGTATCTATTAATTAGTTCACCACCAGAAGCGGCTGTTTCACCACCAGAGTTGGCAGTAATGACGTTATCAAGATAGATTGTGTGTGTTCTACCCATATCTAGGACAGGTGAAACACCAGTCTTGCCAGATAGGAATGTTGCTCTAACTTGATTTGATCTAGCACCACCAAGGACGGCTGTTTCATTGCTCTTAGAATGTAGAGCCTGTTCGGCATCATAGTAGTATGTTTCTGATGGCTGAACGGAAACGTAAGAACCTTCTACGCTGGTGTTTGAGTAAGAACGCATCTGGAACTTTAGGTCAGTGTCTTTGAATGACATTGTGCCTGGCTCAAATGAGATAGCAGAGTATCTATAGTTCTTAACTTCACCGATTACGGCATTGTAATCTGGGTTGGTGATGCTAAAGATATAGTCATTGGCACTAAAGTTACCGTCAGAGTTGGTCAACTGTGCGATGCTGTAAGTGATAGCAGCATTTGTGGTTGGACCATCAACATAGTAGTTTAGAACACCACGGCCATATGAAACAGAGGTAACGTTAGCTGAAATGCCACGATAGACATTGTTAGCAGCATAGACGTTAATTGTTTCACCAACGGAGTATCCAGTGTTAGACATTGAATAGGTTGAGCCGTTGATTGCAGATACGGAAGAGTTCGCAAGAGATGTTACACCCTTTAGAATATCTGTAGTCTGAATTGTTCCGTTTGATGATAGAACAAGTTTAGCGCCAGTGGTGAATACATCACCCTGTCTTGGCTTGAGGCTCTTTGTTCTGCTTGATAGTAGCAGATTTTCAACAGGCTTGTTACCAAGAATAGCTTCACCTTCTGTATTAACAGCAAAGTTTGCTCTATAGAACTTACAAGTTAGATCAACGTCGGCAATGATATCCCAGTTGATGTTATTGTTAGTCTGGAAGAATGTACCAGTATTACGACGGTTGTTAAACTGACCCTTGCCATTAAGATCGGTCTGACCCAACTTGGCAGTCCAGAAATATGTATCTGGGTTACCATCGACAGGGTGAATGATAAAGGCATACATTGTATTGTGATACAAGAAGATTGGTGCCTTAAACTTAACGTTTAGAGGATTAGTCTTACCATCTGTAGAGATTGGAATCTGTGTAACATCTTCGTACCAAACCTCTGAGAATGGTACCTGGTTGCGGGTGATTGTACCACCAGCGGTCATTTCACGGATTTCAAACCAAATACCCTTGTCTCTGATACGAGAAACGAAAACATCAACAGAGGTCAGGAACATGCCTTCTTCACCATCGGGTGCCAGTGACAAGAATGAGTAAGCGGAACAATGCTTACCTCTTGGTGGAGGTGGTGGTGGAGCGGCAATATCTTGGAATGCGTTGCTGCTATATGTTTCTTCAATTTCCTTATCGTAGTAATCGATATGTCTTGATGAATAGATTGTTTTCTGTTTTGTTACTGCGGTGCCAGAAGCAAAGAAGAATGAACGACCACCAGTTGATAGATCGTCAGATGCACCAAGCGGTGAAACCGATGCTTCATTGACTGGTACGAATGTATCTGCAATAACCAAAGCACGACTACCTGTGCGGAATTTCTTCTCTGGTGGTAGACGCAACTGGAAGTATAGAGTGCCATTTTCGTCAGTAACAAGATCAGAACCTTCGGCAGACCATGGACCTTCTGGTAGTGTATTCTCAACACCATCAGTAATAGCGGTATACTGATCTGAGGTGATTGGTCTTGAATAAGCTGACATTGGCTCATTGTCAAAGAATGACCAAACCTTGGTGAATGGCTTCATTGAGGTACATGCTACAGTAATAACCTGTGGACGAATGTAAGGAACCACCTCTGTATTGATGATCTTATATCCGCTTTCGGCACTTTGTGTCTGGTCAGACATCCAGTGTTCTGTACCGGTACGGACATTGTTATAGATGGTTTCAATAGAAACACCACGACCATTACCTGGTGGGTTTAGAGAGTTAGCAACGTCTCTGGCTTCGTCGTATGTTCTATAGAGATTGCCGTAGTTATAGGCGCTTCTATTTGAACCGTTACCTGTGTAAACACGGTAACCAACAACATACTTGTTCCAAGCATTCCATTCGGTGCTGGTTAGAACAGACTGGTTAGTTAGAACGTTTGTCTGTGTCCAGGTGCCGAGATTGATTTGCTCGTCTGGTGCGGTTGTAACGTCAACCCAAACGTCCTGCTCTGGGAACAATCTAACCTGACCAACGAATAGCCAGTCACGGCGTTCGACGTTACGATCAGAGGTTACCCATGACTGATTCCATAGAAGTTCTTCGGAATATGTTAGTGTAACAAGGTCATCATTCTTGACGGTGTTTGTGCCACTGACATAATCATAGCCGAATGAACTCATGGTGTATAGTGGTCGAAGAACCTTTTCTTCTGGATCCACACAGATATGATGATCATTATTATATGTGGCTGCTAGTGACTGATCACGGAAGGAATCTGTAAAGATACCATTCTTAAATCTGTCAAGACCATTATCATCAAGAATTAGCAGGTCATTAGCTGCCTTCTCCAAGATTGACAATGATGTATAGTATTCAAGATTGACAATACGCTGCTTAAGTGTACCAATGTCACGCATGGTAAATCTGGCGTTTGACATCTTCTTGGTTGATGTTGCTAGATCGGAGCGATTGATTGATGCTGCATAAGCGGGTGACAATGATGGATACGGAACAATATTAAGAACCGCAATTGTCATTGTACCAGGTATGCTATCTGGTGTAAGTGGGAAGTTACTTGGAATACCAGTGATTACTTGCCAGTTTTTGTCCTTATCAACTACGAGCAAGTCCTTACGACCGAGATAGGTTGTATAGTCATAAGTAATCTGGCTTGAAGATGCTGGTATTCTCAAACCATTTGTTGAGTTCTGATATGCATAAGACTTGGTTGGGTTTTCAGTACCAGAAGCTGGTGTTGTGGTATCTGTTGCTGAATTTGTCTTAACTGGTCTAAAGTCGAGATAGTTACGGAGATTAAACTCTTTACCGCTAACTGGTGACTTATAGACTGGAACATTTTCAGTTCTGATATTTGTGGCAGAATTGAATAGTGCATCATCATCTTCAATTGGATATGAGTCAATTGAGAAGTAACCAGCACGAGATGTAAAGTTTGGTTCAAAGTAATCAAGTTCGACCAATAGTCTATCGGATGATGTTAGACCAATACCAGTTGGTGTAATAGTACCATGATCATAGTAGCTATCACGCTGACCGTTATCAACCTTGAATAGAGATGTAACGTCTGTGCCAGCGGTGTTAGATGCTGGATAAGAACCAGAACCAAGTCTAATGCTCTTAACTTGATAGACATCAGAGAAACCAAGATCGTATGGACCAGTGGTGCCTGCGGTGTTACAGTTAATTCTTACGTAACGACCAGCTTTCTTCTGCTTCTCAAGTTCCTTAGCAGATGTTCTAGCCATCTTATATGTAAGAGTAGCGTTTAGTGTAGATGGGAATACTTCTTTAAGGTCAAATGTTAGAGCGCCAGAAACACCAGAGGTTGCTGTGACAGTTCTGGTTGCACCAGCGGCTGAACCCTTGCCGGTCATATCAACGATATCACCAACCTTGTATGCCTTAAAGTAAGTGTTACCTGAAAGACCTGTTGGTAGACCACCAACAACTGACAATGATGTGTCGTTAGTGATAGATGAAATGTAATAAGTTCTGGTATTACCAGCAAACTCTAGCTTGTCACCAACATTCAATCTGGTAAATGCTGTACCAACACCGTTTAGTGCGGATGTACCAGCAGTACCATTAACAGTACCTGACATGGTGATATTGGCAGCGGTGTCTAGTGTTAGTAATAGTTCCGTTTTCTGAGTTGATGATAGTGAACCTGTTCCGTATGGAAGAGTTTCGTATGTGCTACCATCAGAATAAGTGAATGTACCATTAGCTGCAATTGGAGAAATGGTAGCAGTCTTGTTGAAATAGAATGTGGTTGCATTAACAGCGGAGTCATCAATGTCTCTAACACTCTTAACATATTCGTCACCAACATAGTAAAGCATCTGAGAATTGTTGACATCAGTTAGAACGGCGCTACCAGATTCCAATACAACGTCTGCATAACCATCAGCGGCGGGACTGTCATAGTAAACGCTTCTTACATTGGAGAAGCTATTGCTTCCCAACATATTAATGTCCATTAGGAATAGATTGTATTGTCCGCTATAACCAGGAATACCAGTTGAGTATTCGATAGATGCTACGTTAGCAGTACCGATAACCTTACCGGTTGGTGTGGTGGCACCTGACCATAGATTGTTAGCAATACGATCCTGAACTGTATCATATAGCTTGATAGGTGCACCCTTGTCTAGTGTCCATGAGCCAACAAAGTCATTGACTGTGACATATGAACCTAGTGTAGCGGAAGCAATCTGTTCTCTATATTCGGAAGTAGCAAGACCTTTTTCGATCTGTAGTTCTGCGGTATCAAGATTGTTGATTTCATAACCTTGAACATAACCAAGACCAGCAGATACGCCGACGAATAGTAGACTGTTATTACCATTGGCATAACGACCAAAGTTAGAACCTGTATCATCATGCTCTCTAAGCTGAACATCTAGACCACGGACAACATAGTCACCAGACTGGTCATATAGACGCTTGGCCATTTCATCTTGAATGATGTTATACTGTGAACGTTCAAAGTATGACTTAACAACACCATTCTCAATGCTAAACAATTCTACGAAGTCAGGAGCACCGATTGGATCATCATATGTTCTAACAGTTAGAGTTGGTGTTAGCTTTAGACGATCAGCACCAGGTGCGGCATAGTTAGATGCCTCTAGAGCAGGATCAAGTAGTGAGGTGTCCTGTGAGGCGTTAATGATATCTTCCGAAACAAAGAAACCAACCTTACAAGACGGATTTGGATTATATCTATCAAGAATAACTGACTGGGTTGGGAATGAAATGAAGTGGTTCTTAGCGAAGAAAACACCTTCATCAATCTTAAATCTTGAACCAAAGCCTGTAGCACCAGTGTCAAGGACAACTAGTGTCTTAGTTACACCATTAACATTAGCGGATAGTGTTTCACCAGAGGTAAAGATTTTCTGAATGTTATTTGAACTTGATGTGGTCTTATACTTAACGTATAGTGTCTTGGTGTTTGAACTTGACTGTGAACCAGATAGAACATCAACAACCGCAGCGGTAATGTTTGATGTAGCGCCGATAACATCAACACCACTAAAGTCACTGATGGTAACGCTGGTGTTAGATGCGTCAAAGTCTTTAACCTTAACGTAACGAATGCCTGAACCTGTATTTGCACCACCATGTGTCTCAAGGGTAAACCCACCTGGGATGACAATAGAACCTTCTTTAAATACGTGCTTGCCGAAACGATTGATCTGTTCCTGAAGGGTAGACTGAATTTGTGTTAGTTCACGAGCCTGAACCGCATAGCCTGGCTTGAATAAGATTCTATAATAGTTACTGTCAATTGTATAGTCGTCATAGTAAGGTGTAACATTGAAGTCAGTTGTCAACGAATTGTTGGCCTTATTATAAGTCATTTTTATGTTTTCCCTTTAGAAATTCAGAACAATTTTGTAATCTTCGGCTTGATCATCTGCTCGTTCAATAGCAGTCATGTTATCTGTATATAGTAAATTTCCTGAACGAGGTTTAAGAGTTGGATTGGTAATAGCAGCAACGAAGCGGGCTGCGGTTGTATTAGCACCAATCAACAAGTCTTTAGTTGGTGTTCCGTTTGTGTTTGATAGCTTGATGACGTTATTACCTGAATCCCATTCTACCACGTATCCAGTAAAGAATGATGATTGCAATGAAGAACCCTGGTATACCCATTCATCCTCAACATACTCAACAGAGGTACCATTGAGTGATAGAACGGTCAACTGTGATACCGCTGGTGCGGATGATACGGTTGTTGTACCATATAGTTGCGGATCTTCAATAAGTGATATCTGTCTATAGTCGTTATGTGTGGTTAGAACACCACCTTCAGTATCTCTGATTTGAATGTTGGTGATAAGATAGCTTCCACCCAATTCGGTTAATGGATCAGAACAATGTCCACCCTGAGGACTGATAATTGCTCTGGCGGTAGCACCGCTGCCGTAAGATGATGAGATGGCTACGTTAGCAAAAGTATAGCCATAACCTAGATTATCGACAACAATTGATTGCACCGTATTAGAAGCTGTATTTAGAACAGCAAAAGCATTAGCATATAGACCATCACCTGTGATAGAAACGGCAACGTCATTGGCTGAATAGTTAGAACCACCGTCTGTTACCTTGATAACGTGAATAGCACCATCAATAGCGTTCTCTTGTACCAACCATTGCTGGCTGTTATCATTCTCGGTAATAGTTCTAACAGGAATGAATGACTGTGTTAAGAAGCGTAGCTTTTCTTCTGCACTCAAGGTATATACGTATTTCCAGATATAACCATCGGCGGTCTGGAAGTGAGTGGTTGTAACTAGAATGTTTGGCATAACTGTAGAAGCGGCGCCATTGTTATTTGATAGGCACTTGAATACGTTATGCTCTGAGGTGATAACATAAAAGTTATAGTTCGAATCGTGTAGTTCTAGAGAATCAATTAGATCGTCATATTCATCATAGACAACACCAGATACCCAGTTAATACGAGGTATGGCATGTCTAATATTGTTGCCAGTAATTCTCTTGGCACCAATCATATTCTTCCAAATGTCATTGTTGTTTTTGGTCGAGGTGTTTGCTTGTGGTGGAGCAGCATCGTTTGCCCAAGCACCTGCCCTACCAAAAGTTAGGTAGACGTTTGATGATGATGGTTCTGATACGGATTCTTTGACCTGCTTGGCAACAAAGATATCAAGGTTTTTAGAACGTGATGACGACAAAGGTTGATCCTTCTCTAATTATCTATTATTTATATGGCGAAACCAAAGCCATACCTTCCATAATTGAACCTGAAACAATACCCAATCCAGAGTGAGCAACCGCATTGATGGTGTCTTTATGACGAATTACCGCACCAGTTACCTCATTTACGGTGTTAGGTATAAACACTTGTGATCCATATACTGCCGCTGAATTGACGATACTATCGTTGGCTGTGTAATGTATATTATATGTGTTGGTGCTATAAATGTCTCTGACCATATAGATTCCGTTTGCTAGGTCTGTAGCGGTAGCAAAGAACTCTACATGGACATTATCATTGGCTGAATAACCACTGGATGATTTAAGTGTGGTGAATACAATGTTTGAATAGTTGTTTGTCTGATACCATACACGGACAGTGCTGTTACCAGTCGCTGGCTTAGCCACATTGAAGCTGAATGTATTGGTACCAGTCTTAACTGGGTTATAGACACCATTGACTGTGTTAGCCTGGTCACCGTTAGTGAAGGCAATATAAACTGAATTGCTGTTAGCGAACGGATGATTGACAATGATAATCTTAGACTTCTTCTGATATACACGAGCAGTTGAGCCACTAAAGAGAACATTGGCAGCAGAAACATTGAATGAGTTAGCATCCTGTACCGATGTTACGGTGTAATATCCGTTATCTGTATTGGCTGTGTCACCACCGAGTAGAAGAATGTAAGCCTGATCACCTACGCTAAAGCCATGGTTTTCGGCAGATACGATGACCTTCTTGCTGATTAGATTAGCAACACCAGCGCCATCATCTGCGGTTGTCATATCAGGATGTAGGACATTAAAGGTGTTGGCATTCTTAACCGAACGTACCTGATAGTAACCATTGGCTAGAGAAACGTCAGTGGTCTGGAACTGGATATAGACATTCTCGTTAACCGATGGTCTGCTATAAGGCAGTGTAAGCATAACATCTGGATTATAGATGCGAACATTACCTACGTTACCTGTTACAGTTTCGGTTAGTGGGTTATTAACAGTAAAGTGTGTTAGATTAGATGATACAACGGTATAGTTTGTATTACCTAGATTGGCCCATGCGTTTGTCTGGAAGTGCATGAATACATAATCGTTCTCGGCAAATGGGTGATTATAGTAAGCGATAACGATTGTGTTATTCTGTGCAGCATAACTTGCCAAATGATTTGATGTATTGACGCTAAATGAACCGGCGACAAATTCCGCATTGGCTGTACCAGTTACCACATTAGGTTCAAATACACCAGGTGTATAGCCCTGCACCTGATACATTGTCTTGAATGGTAGAACCACTGGTTGAGTATTAGCCAGTGAAATTTGAATATTGGTATTTGTTAGTGTTTCATTATCGAATGTGAGGTCATACTCACCAAATAGCTTGGTGCCGGCTGGATGTGTTAGATCCTTAATGGCAGTTCTATACTTATTGATGGTTTCATCAACCCTAACAACGTATGAGAACTCTTGATAGTAATCTCTATCTTCTAGGAAGTTATAGCCAGACAAATGACCGTCATCGTTGATATAACGACCTGGATAGGAGAACGCACCTGTAACAACTGATAGTGTAGCGTTAGCTGTTCCGTCGCCTAGTGTGTCTAGTCTTAGAGTTGGATTATCTGTATAGCCGTAACCACCACTAATGACGGTCATTGCCTGAATAGTACCGATGTTAGAAACAGACTGAATAATTTCTTCGTTCTTACCGATAACGGCTGTGACCATAACGTTAGCACCAGAACCTGTTCCTGATACGACATTGGCGAATGGTAGATTTAATGAATCATATCCAGAACCACCGATGATCTGACCAGGCATTTGCTCAAAGCGAACCTCGGTGATCATACCATTGGCTGCTACGTTGGTGACGTTAGCAATAGCACCAGAACCAGAAGAACCTTGTGGGTTGATAAACTCAATAGTATCACCAGCGGTATAACCTAGACCGCCAGAAACAATCTGCATCTTACCAAGAATACCCATCTTGGTGATGGTAGAGTTGGCAGAGATAGCGATGGTGATTGGTGGGATGTAGTTATTACCACCATTTGTGATTGATAGTGAAAAGGCTGGTCCGCAGTTAGCATAGACAAAGTATGACATAGAATTGGCGAAGCCAGCGGCGTCATTAGCTGGGTCGATAATAGATGATTTTAGATTTGAATATGTGGCATTACCGATAGCTGTATTAGCTTCAAGATTAATAGTTGACCACATAACATTGTATGAATTTGGATGATAGAATCCGGAATCATCAACGTCGGCTACTAGACCAGCAGCACCAGAACCAGAGCCGAAGATCAATAGAGGATCATCAACTTTAAAGCCAGCACCACCTTTAACGATACCAGCGGCCTGAATAGTTCCTTTAGAAACGGTTGAAATGATAATCTGAGCACCAGAACCTGTGTTACTGGTGATAGGTACTGTGGTGCCTTCTGTATAGCCTTGACCACCAGCAACAATCTGTACCGCTGTAATAATACCAGAGAATAGGTTAGCCGTTAGATACTTATCTTCACCTTCTTCGGTAAAGAATGTTGTGATTTCTTCGGCGTTCAAGAACTCTTTATAGAGGCTTGATAGCTTCAATTCATAGATTAGCTGACCCTTATCAAAGTAAGTGTCGACCTTTTCTACAATAGCCGTGGCGTTTGATGTTAGACCTTTGATGGAGGTATTAGCAAAGTTAACGGCAGCTATACTATTTGATACGTTATTGACCTTGACATCTCTTACTCTAAGAGACTTCTCAATAAACCACTTACCATCAGAGGCACGTAGAATGTCCTGCTTTGGATAATAGAAAGAGGCCTCTTTGTTGAGCAATGCCTGAATAATAAAACGAGCAGACTTTTCTGAACCAGAAGAAAGATAAAACTCTCTGGCGTGTTTAAGTATGTTTACTCTATCAGCTAGAACCTTATCAGGAATATAAGCGATGAAACTATCATACATCTTTTGAAGGAATGAAAGATAGTCGTAATCGTCTCTGATGTTACTGTCATTGGTATGTTCATCTAGAACGTGTTCATATAGCTGATCAATGTCCAGGTTACGAAGCATGTTCTTGGAAAGGTAAAGTGTTTCACCTTCCTGCTCCATTTGCTTATAGTAGTATTCTAGAAATTTGATAAACGTTTCATGTTCTTCTCTGACAAAGGCAGGAAGCTGTCCAGAAATAAGTAATGATGTTTTGTTATTTGATGCTGATTGAGTCATTAAATTACTTTTCTGCTACTATTTCTAACTGGACAGTCTGAACGTTGTTTTC